ATTAATTCTAAATATAATACAAATAGTCATGAAATATCTAAATACCAGAACCTAATTGAGTCAATACATAAAACAATGGAAGATATAGAGGGTGATGATGACACTATATTTGAAAAAGAATTAAAAGAAAAGGTCGAGCGTGTTTACAATTTACAGAAAATGTTATATAATTTACTTAATAAAACACGTTTATTTAATGTGATTGAATTAATGTTAAAGGACACGGGAATTAAAACTAGGATTATTAAGAAATATCTACCTGTGCTTAATACAATTATTAACAAATATTTAAAAGAATTTGAGTTTAATATTACTTTGACTTTAGATGAATTATTCAATGAAACGGTAACCAAGAATGGTAGAGAACTATATGGTTATGTCGGTTTCAGCGAAGGTGAAAAACTGAGAATGGATTTAGCAATACTATTTGCGTTCCGGGAATTAGCCAAAATAAAGAATTCGGTATCAACAAACTTGCTGATACTTGATGAGATCTTAGATAGCTCTCTTGATCGTGCAGGGATAGAACATTTCCTAAAGATCATTAGAGGCCAGGAAAACTCTAAGATTTATGTAATCTCTCATAAGGGAGATTTGGGCGATCATTTCAAGCGAACCATAAAGGTAAGTAAGAATGGTCAATTTAGTAATATTTCGGAAACTACATTATGAACTTAAGCAAAAACACAATTGAAATTTTAGATAATTTCACATCAATCAATCCTTCTATTTTAGTCAAGAAGGGCAATAAACTACGCACCATCGCAATTGAAAAGAATGTATTTGCAAACGCTGAAATCGAAGAAACCTTCGACCAAGATTTTGCTATATATGATCTTAATTCTTTCCTTGGCGCGCTATCATTATTTGAAAAGCCAACTCTGGACTTTCAAAAGGGGTATGTAAATATCTCACAGGCCGGTAATTCTTGTAAATACTTCTTTGCAGACCCCGCTGTGATTGTAACACCACCAGAGGAAGATATTTCTCTACCGGATGTTGATATTAAATTTAAACTTCCCCACGCTTCTATTGATAAGTTATTGAAGGCCGCGTCTATATTAGCGGTTGAAGATGTTATCATCAAAAGTAATGGTGGCAAGGTTGTAATGGAAGCGGCGGATAATAAAAACTCATCATCCAATTCATTTACAATAGAGCTTGGTAGTTATGATGGCGAAGACTTCTCCGCTTCTGTGAAGACATATCACATTAATATTATTCCCACGGATTATGATATTGAGGTTAGCAAGGCGGGTATTTCTAAATGGTATAGTAAAGACCGTTCAGTGACTTATTACATCGCAATGACCATTAATTAATATTATGAAAAACAACTTTCTCTGGGTTGAGAAATATAGACCATCGACTATTCAAGAATGTGTTCTACCGAGTAATCTAAAGAATACATTCCAAGAGTATGTAGACCAAGGCGACTTTCCCAATCTATTATTAAGCGGTACTGCAGGGACAGGTAAAACTACCGTTGCACGAGCTTTATGCAATGAATTAGACCTAGACTATATTGTCATCAATGGGTCTAATGAGGGTAGATCAATCGATGTATTGAGAACGACTATTCAGAACTATGTTACCACGGTATCATTCACGGGAAGACCTAAGGTTGTTATCCTCGATGAGGCGGATTATCTTAATGTTAATTCCGTTCAACCCGCGCTACGCAACTTCATGGAAGAGTTTAGCTCAAACGCTAGATTCATTCTTACCGCCAACTACGCCAATAAGATTATTCCCCCTCTACATTCAAGAACTTCTGTAATTGAATTTAAGATCAAGAAGAGCGATAAGCCTAAGTTGATGGGTCAAATAATGAAGAGGCTAATCAACATACTCAATACCGAAGGTGTTGAAGTTGAAAATAATTCCATTGTCGCTAAATTGATTGAGAAACATTATCCAGACAATAGGAGAATTATAAATGAACTTCAAAGGCACTCAAGCGGTGGTGCTCTTAATCTTTCTGTTATTGGTGATGTTGGAAATTCTAATCTCGATGACTTAATAGTACACCTTAAAGGCAAAGACTTCAAAGAGATGCGAAGATGGGTTGGTGAAAATTCAGATCAAGAACCTGATATTCTTATTAGATCTGTATATGAACAATCCCTTGATTTATTAGCTCCGGCTAGTGTACCTGAGGTTATTGTGATGATGAGTGAATATCTACATAAGTTTGCATTCGCTTCCGACCCTGAAATTCATCTTGTGGCATTCTTTGCAGAGATGATGGTAACCGCGGAGTGGAAGAATGGCTAATCCTTTTGATCTAGTCAATGCCATCAACCAAGGGAAGGGCAATATACTAAGAGATGATGAGGAAGTTAAGTATGCGCCGTTCATGGTCAATAAGGCTATGTCTCAGTTTCCTGACACAATCTTTCAAGCATATCAAGGCGATTTGCTAGGCAACCTCCCAGATGAGATCCAGATGGATTATTATGTACACTCCATCCGCCCACGCAAAAGATTTTCCAAATGGTATAAGCCAGTGAAGGATTCCGATTTGGAGTTTTTGAAAAACCTATATAATATAAATAATATATTAGCTATTGAATATTTAAGCATCCTAACCGATGACCAATTATCTCAATTAAAGCTAAAATATAATATAGGTGGATTGAATGGAAACGGAACAGGTGATAAAATGGAGTCCGGAAATCATGGTTGAGGTTGGTTTGAATCACGCGGATGATTTTCTAAAAATTAAAGAGACACTCACAAGAATTGGTATAGCGTCAAACAAAGATAATATATTATATCAAACAGCTCATATTCTACACAAAAGAGGCAAGTACTATATAGTACACTTCAAAGAAATGTTTCTTCAGGATGGACGACAGTCCAATCTAACAATAGAAGATGTGGAGAGACGCAACCGTATTATTAAATTATTAGAGGAGTGGAGTTTATTGTCCATTGTGTCTGATATGAGCGAACAACCAGTGGCTGAATATAATACATTTAAAATAATTCCACATAAAGATAAAAGTAAGTGGAGTTTAAAACCTAAATATTCATTTGGAGTAGCGTAATGGCAATAGAAAATTTTGACGCAAACGATTTTGACTTCGGTATTTCTTTTGAAGAAGCCGCGGTAACACAAAGTGATGTAGATGCAGTACAAAATAGTGCAGTACAAGACACAGTAATAGCTTCATCGTCTAACATTGAACATAAACTTGATTCAATTCTAGCTCAATTGGATTTTGATGAAGTAAGAGAGGTTGTTGAGACCGCCGCTCAAACTAAGGTTGAAGCTATGGCAAGATTAATTCTTCCATTATTACATAATCTTAAAAAGAGTCCTGAAAAAGATACAATTCGTTGGCCGGGACGAGGCAATGTTATTGATGCACAGATTAAAAAAATAAACGCAATCATTGACTCATAGGGTTTACAAACCTTGACTATTATGTTATAATAGTATTAACAATTGAACATTATATTATATGCAATACACGAATATCCAGCAATGGGGCCAATACATTTACGAACGCGGTATAGATAACGATGGCCACGACTATTCAAAAAAGACTAAATTCAAGCCAACACTATTCACCAACACCCTCAAGGCTAGTAAATACAAAGCACTAATCACTGGTGAAAATCTAATACCGAGAACATTTGATTGTATTCGCGACGCGAGGGATTGGATTCAAGCCGAAAAAGATACCGAGGGTAAATCAATCCACGGTATGGATACATTCTTAATTCAATATATTAGAGAAAGATTCCCAGCCGAAGTTGAGATGGATTTAAGTAAAATTAGAATCTATAATCTTGATATTGAGGTTAATTCTTCCAATGTTGACGGATTTCCCTACCCTAAAGAAGCCGCTTCACCTATCACAGCCATCACTGTTTTCGATGGAAGCGAATATCATACTTGGGGTTTTCATGAATGGAATGATAGAGGGGAATATGAGGGGAGGGTTAACTACCACCAGTGTGGTGATGAAAAGAACCTTATCGCTAAATTTCTGCAATTTTGGACTAATAATTATCCACATATAATTACTGGATGGAATATAGACCATTTCGATATGCCCTACATATATAATAGAATTACCAATGTGATTGGTGAGAATGTGGCTCGGCACCTATCACCATTTAAGATATGCAATCCCAAAGAGAGATTAATTCATAACAAAGATGTTTCTGAGGTTAATATCCTCGGCATCGACTCTCTTGATTACATTGAACTATATAAAAAATATACTTATTCTGCGCAAGAATCATATTCATTAAATCATATCGCTTTCGTTGAATTGGGTGAAAAGAAGCTTGATTATTCTGAGGTGAAGTCACTCGTTGAACTTGAAGAGACTAATTATGATAAATTCATTCGATATAATGTGAAGGATGTAGAGCTCGTGCAAGGCATTGATGATAAGATGAAGCTCATTGATGTGCATGTCACAATAGCATACCAAGCAAAATTAGGTTTTTCCGACGCAGCATCACCTGTTAAGATCTGGGACTCAATTATATACCATCATCTCTGTTATGATAATATCGTTGTGCCCATCAACCGCATACAGGAAAAGGAAGACTTCCCGGGCGCTTATGTAAAAGACCCAATCGTAGGTTTTCATGATTGGATTGTATCTTTCGACCTCGCGTCTCTGTACCCGTCTCTTATAAGACAATTCAACATCTCTCCAGAAACTATTGTCGATGGAGCTATTATCCCAGCCACTGTTGATGAATTCGTCAATGGTAGTATAGATACAACTGAAGCTATAGATAATGATTATACTGTAACGGCCAATGGGCAGATGTATAAGAAGGGTGAACAAGGGGTGCTGCCATATTTGATGGAGTGGTTATATAATATCCGTAAAGAAACAAAGGGTAGTATGATTAAGGCGCAGAAAGAATTACAATCATTACAAGATGGTTCTGATGAATATAAGACCACATCTAATCTAATTACACAATTAAATAATAAACAGATGGCGGCCAAAATTCTATTGAACTCCGCGTATGGTGCACTTGGTAATAGATATTTTAGATTCTTTGATTTAAGATTGGCTTCTTCCATTACACTCTCCGGTCAAATGGGGATTAGATGGATTGCCGATAGACTAAATCTATACTTCAATGATATGTTGGGTGATGATAAGGATAGAATAATCGCCATCGATACAGACTCAAATTATTTGAACTTGTCGGATGTGGTGACTAAATATATGGATGGCTATACCACGCCAATGATTGTAGATGCACTGGATAAATTCTGCAAAGATCTTGTTGAACCATACATTAATAAATGCTATGATGAGCTTGCTGTATATACAAATGCGCGTGAGCAATTAATGATTATGGACCGCGAAGGTATTTCCGACAAAGGATTCTGGACAAGTAAAAAGCGATATGCCCTACGCGTACATGATAATGAGGGTGTTCGCTACACCAAACCTAAGACTAAAATTATGGGTCTGGATCTCATTAAATCGAGTACACCCGCTGTGATTAGAAAATCATTACAAGACTCTCTATCAATTCTTTTCGATGGTAATAATGATGAGATGCTCGATTATATTGATGCTGAACATGAAAAATTCAAATCATATTCACCGGAGGCTATAGCCTTCCCAAGATCTGTGAATGGTGTTAGTAAATGGAGTGATGTAGACATAGATGGTATAATAATTCCCAAGAAGGGTTGTCCTATCCACGTAAGAGGTGCAATTATTTTTAATCAACTTCTGAGAAAGAATGATGAAGAGCCAATCGGCGATGCTGAAAAGATTAAATTCATATATCTTAAAGAACCAAATCACGCTCATACGCATGTAATAGCCTTTAGGGATGGAATACCTGAATATTTTGATCTAGAGAGATTTATTAATTATGATCTTCAATTTGAGAAGACCTTTCTACAACCCATCAAAGGTATATTAATAGCCGTGGGGTGGGATTGGGAACGCAAGGCAAGTTTGGAGTCATTTTTCGGATGATGTTCGGTCTATTATTTGTTACCGCCGTATTAGTTTTTCTAAGGGCCTTTCAGAGTCAAAATGTAGTACACGGTCATTATCGTGCCGCGGTGTTTACATCATACGCTATGGCTATAGCCGAAGTGATGTTGGTGTTATATATAATAGACGGTGGTGTAAATACAATTCCGTGGATAGGTTCAGGTGGTGCATTAGGTGTAGTCGGTGGTATGTATTTTCATAGAAAATATTTACAAAAAGATTAAAGTATGTTATAATAGTAATAAAGGAGAAATTATATGAATGAATTATTATCGAGACTAAAAAAGGTCTCAAGTTTGGATGACGCGGCCATATTAGCCGAATCATCATTTTTTGTTAATAAGGATGTAATACCAACAGACATACCTATGATAAACGTGGCTTTATCAGGTAAAATGGATGGCGGGTTATCTTCAGGTTTGACGGTTCTGGCCGGTCCGTCGAAACATTTTAAAACATTATTCGGCATATTAATGATGGCAGCATATCTTAAGAAATATGATGATGCCATCGTCTTATTCTATGATTCAGAATTCGGTACACCCACCGCTTATTTTGAATTATTCAATGTAGATACTAATAGAATTCTACATCTACCTATTAAGAATATTGAAGAACTTAAATTCGATATTATGCAGAAGATCGAAGAACTTAAACGAGGTGATAAGGTATTCATCTTCATTGACTCCATCGGTAATTTAGCTTCCAAGAAAGAAGTTGATGATGCACTCGATGGTAAGTCGGTCGCCGATATGACTCGAGCCAAACAACTTAAGTCTTTATTTAGAATGATTACACCATATCTAACAACGGTTGATATTCCAATGGTTGCTGTAAATCACACATACCAAGAAATGGGCCTATTCCCCAAGGCGATTGTATCGGGCGGTACTGGTGTCATGTATTCTGCTACAAATGTATGGATTATTGGTAGAAGTCAAAATAAAGTAGGCAAGGATCTTAAAGGCTATAACTTCAATATCAACATTGAGAAATCAAGATATGCTAGAGAGAAGAGTAAAATTCCAATTACAGTATCATTCGATGGTGGTATTAATAAATGGTCTGGTCTTCTAGATGTGGCAATGGAGTCTGGTCATGTCATTAAGCCCAAGGTTGGTTGGTATATTCGACCTTCTATAACTGATGATAAATCGTGGAGAGCGAAGGACACCAACTCACACGAGTTCTGGGACCCAATTATTAATGATACAGACTTCCCTAAATGGGTGGAGGATAGATATACTATAGGTACTGTTGATAATGGGGAGTCTGATGAATCCGAATTGGTTGACGATTAATACTAAGTCAAATCTTATAGTTCAAATCAATGTAGATACCGTTGTCATAAAAGATGATGGTGAACTATCGGTGGACACTATGGTATATACAATGGACGGAAGTCTAGTAGAGAACGGTAATTATGATGAAGAGGTTGAAACATCAATCTCTGATTTTGTACATGAAATATTAAAAGAAGAAATGGAGAAATAAATGAGTGAAGTAAAAACATTAAAATTAAGTACAGGTGTAGATATTGTAGCAACGGTGGTTGAAACTGGTGATGTATACACATTAAAAGACGCTATTGTAATGCATCAAGTAGATGCAGGCGATGGTCAATTACAGATAGCGGTATTACCGTTTTTAGCATATTCTGCCAAAACTGAAAGCTTTGAAATAAATTCAAAACATATAATTGTTGTATCTGTGCCAAGTATCGAAATATTAAATCAATATAATTCTGTATTTGAAACTATTGTGACACCTAAGAAACAAAGTATTATAGTATAGTATTTACTTTTAACCTATTTTGTGATTATGAATTCTATTGAAAATGTTATACTCAGTAACTTACTTAACAACCCGGATTTTCTACAACGGACAATAGCATATATCAAACCCGAATACTTCCACGATTTTTCTGATCGTATTCTGTTTGAAGAGATTATAAAATATTCCGTTAAGTATAGTTCGGCCCCGAGCATAGATGCACTGGGTATACAACTAGAGAATAGAGAAAATCTAAATGAAACACAATATGTAGCGGTTACTAGTACACTCGCCGAACTCGGGGGTGACTCACATGAATATGATTGGCTCTTAGATTCAACGGATAAATTCTGTCGTGATAAAGCCGTTTATAATGGTGTAATGGAGGCGATCGAGATCATTGATGATGAGAATGGTCAACGAGGAGGTATACCAGATCTATTAAGTAATGCACTCGCGGTATCATTAGATTCTCATGTAGGGCATGATTGGATAGGTGATATTGATTCTCGATTTGATTTTTATCATAAGACGGAAGAACGCATACCCTGTGATATAGATTATTTGAATACTGCTACTAAGGGTGGTATTCCCAATAAGACTCTTAACATTATCCTCGCCGGTATTAATGTTGGTAAATCTCTGGCCTTGTGTCATCTCTCTGCTTCATATATGGCCCAAGGTAGGAATGTTCTATATATTACTATGGAGATGGCGGAGGAACGAATCGCCGAACGCATTGATGCAAACCTACTCAACATTTCATTGAATGATATTGAAGATTTGAGTAGAGAGGAATATACTTCTAAGTTTAATCACGCGATTAAGAACATTAAAGGTAAGTTGATTGTAAAGGAATATCCTACATCAGGTGCTTCGGTTAATAACTTTAAGGCTCTATTGAAGGAATTGGCGATTAAAAAGAAATTCAAACCAG